GGGTACTGGAAAACGTGGAGTACGTGGTAATGAACTATCGCCCGGTATTGAACGGTGAACACTACCTGACGGGCGATGAAGTGTGCAGGCGGCTTTGCATCAGCAAACGGACGTTGCAGGATTACAGGGACACGGGGCTGCTGGGCTATGTGCAGCTTCCGGGAAAAATCATCTACCGGGAAAGTGAGATTTTAGACCTGCTGGAAAGGCATTACAGAAAATGAAATCTTGAAAACATGAAATCTTGCTTTCTTGAAATATTGAAGTATTGAAATATAGCTGTCTTGTTTTCTATATTGTTTGGTTGAAAGCCAGCAATCACGGTTTCTTGAAAACTGTATTGCTGGCTTCTTCGTGCTTATACGAATAGCTGTTTCTCAACGGCTTGCATATCCCTTAATATCGTTTGGTCTAATACCTTTGCGTAGTGCTGCGTCATTCGGGTGGATGAATGCCCCAGCATTTTAGCCACGTTCGGCAGTGACACGTTGTTAGCCAGCGCAATAACCGAAGCGAAGGGCGACCGCCGTGAACGTAGTCGATGGATTATGTCTCCACAAACCATCGCAGCCCCCAGTTGCGGTACTTCCTCCTTTCATTTTTCCGGCCGGAATCGCTCCGTATCCTGAAACCGTCCTGTATTCTGTTGGATAATCCAACGCATTATTGTTCCCGTCCCATGTCATATTATTTGGTACATTGATTCCGGTATCGCTGTAAGTTGCGCCTGTTAAATCATAGGTGTAGTTCTTGCTTACCTTCACGCGTCCGTTTACAACAATCTCATACGGATCTCTCATCCACTGCTGATAACTTCCAAGAACGATGCTGTGAAAAATCTTATTCAGGCTCTTTCCGTCGTCTGTTCCGTAGAACTGCCCGCCACTCACAACGGCGTTCTGTTTTACACCATATGTAGGTGCCTGTGATGCGTCATATCCGCTACAATTTCCATTCCCGAATGCCATCTGTAAATCCGTTGTTCCGGAAATCATGATTAAAAAATCAATGATTGTCTCCACGATAGAACCTCCAAGGAACTGCGCTCTTGCGGAGAAGTTCTGCAGGGCTGTGCGCTCTTGATTTGCATTTGTATTATACGACGGCTGTAATCCTGCTAAACTTACCATCTTAGGAGTTGATCCGTCTGCTCCAAGTCTGGAACCATAGAACATAGGCAGCCAAACGCCTTCCAGAACATTGTTTGAAGGATCAATGAATCCGTTAGGCTCATAACCGTCTCTTGCGCTCATAGAGAATAATACGGTACGATCGTTACCCTCCATCTTTTCATACTTGTAAATCTTAGGGAACCAAGCGAAAGCGCCGCCATTATATGATGTGTTAGACACATCAGAAGTGGTTCCATCAAGTTTCTTGGTGTAGTCTGTTTCCATGAGGCGGTAGTCCGGTGTTCCGTCCGCTTTTACCATATAAGGCTTGTTGGCCTTGATAACCGGATGATCCGCCCAGTCGTTCAACGAAACAATGCCGGTACTTCCGTTTCTGGTAACATTTTTGTAATTCTTATTCAGCCCGATAGCTGTTACTCTAGCGGAAGGGCTTTTAATATCCATGTGCTCAACGAACCCCCACACCGGTTCTGCCGCAAGAATATTGTAAATCTTGTCCTGCGTCTCTTTGTCGGCCACGTAAATTTTCTCTCCAATTTCCATTTGCTCTTATCCTCCTTATTCGCTTATGGCCTGAACATAAATCAGACCATTATCAATGCCGATCTTGCATTTCATTTTCGTGGTGTCATCGCGGAGTTTATTCGCGTCCTCCGCGAGAAGCGCGGCTCCCGCTGTGTTAATAGTTACCTCTGTACTATTGTTTACGGTAGCAAAGTAATCCTGCGTAATCTGTGCCGGATTGTATCCGTTGTAAGGCGGCATGAAGTCGCCGTTTGGCCCGGAAGTTATTGCAATGGAATACAGCACCTCCGTATCGGATGCGCCGCCGGAAGGCTTTGCGTAAAGCCCGATTTCATTAATATAGTATCCTTCCGTTACCAGTGTTTCATGAGATACCGGGTCCTGGTTTGTTATGAGCCCTGTGACCTTAACAGAGTAGTTGCTATAGACATCAATGTCCGATAGTGTATAGCTGTTTTTCTGTGATTTCAACTTTGTTGCCTGCTGTAATTTTGCAAGTGTTTTTTCGCTTGCCGAATAAGTTCCATTTCCAACCACCATACGGGTAAATTCGATTTTAATTTCGCCTGCCTGTGCTCTGGTTAGCAATGCTGCGCCATTGTTTGTCATCACAGCTCCTGAAAATGGTTGTGGCATATTTTATCCCTCCTGTTCTTTTATTACATTTTTGTGTATGCTATCAACTTGTATATTACTTGCTATAGCCTGTTGTATAGTTGAGCGTTCTGTGTAGTTCTCGCGAATAACAGGTTGTTTTACCGTCTGTGTTTCCGCTACTCCTACATATCTTTCTGCCGAAATATCTTCCCCAGCCTCTTTGAGATTTTCTCTGATAGTTGGTTCTTTCGTTATCCCGACCGTTTCAACTCCTGATTGTATTTTTGATACAATATCCTCTCCTTTGATCGAAAATCCTTCGCGTATCTCCGGAGGATGCGATGCAATGCAGCTTCCAACCCCACAATATGTTACGTTTGTTGCTATGCGCCCTATATCTACCGCGTCCATAATTGATCTCGCTTCTTTTACCTTTTTCATCGCATTGCTCATCAATTCGATATTGTTCTCTTTCAACACATCGAATAGCAGCACTTTGAAATGATATGGTTTCCCACCGTATTCATACCACGGGATATATCGTGCATCGTCAAATACGTTTTCCAATAATGCGTCTATCGCGGTTTGCGTCCCTGCGGACCTTCGAACACTATAGTTTTGTTTTATCAGTTTCAACTTTTTATCATCCGGGAAATCTGATCTGTAATACGGAGCCGCGATACAAGCAGCGAACACATCGTAATGCTCTGGCTCAAGATGATCGATATTCCCCCATACATTCAGCCGATCAGCATAAGCCAGGTATTTTTTCATTTGCTTTGCAAACGCCACACTCAGACTTCTTGTGTCTTTATTCTGCAGATTAGGTGGCAGTGACATATACAATGTATCTTCATCATCCAGTTTGTACATCCTCTACTCCTTTTCCAATCCTCCGTATATAAGATCAATTTTCGCGCAATGCGCAACCTGATTTTTTTCGATCGCTTTGTAAACAGGTGATGTAATTTCAATTCGTGACGCTCCAGCCGCATTCATGTATGCAACCATCATATTTGGATTGATTGCACGACCTATTTTTTCCATCGTATGATCCCTGAATTCTTCCGCTGCGCCTTCTATTTCTTCTTTTAGGGTGGTCTCTGTTTCTTTTTGATCATAGGATATGTAGTATGTGGCTTCTATGCTGTATTCCACAATCTCTGGTGCAAGAATTTCTATTCTGTCCGTATCTACCTTCTTTTTCTAGTCGATGATGTAATTCAGGATGTCTTTCAACTTTTCCTTGTCTGGTACATTCCCGTTTTGCAATAGTACGTAGATTTTTACAGTGGCATCCTCCGTCGTATCAATCCGCGCGTCCACTATATTACCGCTGTACCTCTTTACCAGCTCTATATATTCAGGTTCTGGTCCTGCTACGGAAAACAGATCCGGTGAGTTGTATATATTTTCCCTAAGTTCGTCAGTGTTAAATGTTCCACGTCCTCCTGCAGACTCGGTTAAGTTTTTAACACCATCCACATAAGCTATCGGGTTTACTATTATATTGATTTGGCCCGGAAGGTATCCGTTTCCCCCATCCCCTGTCTCTGTGCATGTTGCAACAGTGTCTGCATGTTCTGTTCCGGCCGGAATTATAACTTCTTCGTTTGTAGCAAAATAAACCTGATCCCCCGCCGTAACTAATGTTCCCTGCGGAACTTTAATATCCCTGTTCTGCTTTTCCGACACTGTAAACCGTAGGGTAGCCTGTGCGATTTCTTCTCCGGTTTCTGCATATCCAACTAACGCTCCAAGATTTCGTAAAGCCGCTCCGTGCGAATATTTTAAGAAATTCTGTCGATATCTCTCCTGCATCACATACGCCAGCTGCGAAAACATTCCCGCCGTCGCATTGATCAGCAGTTTTATATAGTTTCCTGGATATAACGTTATTTCTTCACCGTTCTTTTCCTCGTAATCTGTTTCAAAATCATTCACCATTTCTTCGATTATATGGTTCACGTCCAGATCTTCCTCTTTAATTAAATCAATTTCCGGAAGTGCTTCCAATATATCAATTGCCGACATCCGCAATCACCACCTTTACTTTTCCGTTATTATCCACATCTACCTGTGTAACTTCTGCACGATCTTCCCACTCCTCCGCTTGCGCTATTAGCTCACTTGCGTATTCGTTTTTTGCGTATTGTGTGGGCAGCGCAATTCTATGCACTCCAATATCTCTTGCATATGGGGCGGAACCATATGGCGTACTTGCAATAGTGCCGAGATTATCTTCAATCATTTTTCTGTCTGTATTTGAATATTCTCCTGCAAATTCTACATTGTCCATATTTTCTCCCTACTTTGGTATCTTTAATTTCATTCCAACACGTATTAAGTTTGGATTTTTAATCTGGTTTTTGTTCGCGTTATATATTTTTGTATATTTCCCACCGCTTCCATAGTATTTCTTTGCTATTTTCCACAGGCTGTCACCTTTTTTCACAGTATAAATGTCGTAAGAAGCTTTTTGGGCACTTTTAGCTGTTTTTGTTTTTTTATCTTTTTTTTTGCTTGCCGTTTTTTTCTTTTTGTGAGCTGTCGGCTTTTCTTTTAATGTTATATCCATGGTTATTGACTGCACACGGCCATTCCACATAATGGTTTTATAAGCATCCGACATTTTTGTTATTACAAAAGGGTTTGATCCAACTTTCGATCCACCCAGCGTCAAATATTTTGCTGTACCCTCATTTTTGTATTTTCGCAATTTCTTCTCAATGCTTTTTGGTTTTACCTGAAATTGTGCGTCCGCAATAATAGTAAACGTCACTTCATCCAATCCCGGATTGGAAAATTCCAGCCATGGTTTTTTCCCATCTCTTGGGTGCTCCGAATGGGTTGCATCTCCCTCCCTTACCATATCCTGGATAAATAGTGCTTTTACTCCCTTTTCATTTTCTTTAATTTCAAAAGTTACATCTCCAAAACTTCCGATTTTCCCCATTCTTATTCCTTCTTTTCAAGTGTGTCGTATAACAAATTTTTTACACTAAGCGTCCGTGCTGTTATACTCATTATTTGCTCTGTGCTTTCATATCTTAATGCAGCTCCTCCAGGTAGGCTAATATAGTACAGTCCCTTTTTCCCATCGTCCGGCTGATTAGTCTCTGAATACACCGGTCCAAGAACCAATGCTTTTTCTATTTCCCCATTATGTTCTTCCGCTAATACCGCAACGGTATCTCCGTCCTGTGGCATGTGGTAGTCCCATGCAAGCAACGGCACATCTTCTAGAACTTGTCCATCCGCATCTGGTATTACGATTTTTACAGTTCCTGATTTATAATTTACAGAAACAATTTTGCAATAAAACAGTTTCATTTTCCCTCCTAAAAATCTGCAACAACCTGATGGAGCGTAAGTGCCGTAGTATAAGCTCCTCCGCTTTTTGTATTTGTCGTAGAATCTATAAAGTATTTTCCGTCCAATTTTCCAAAATCTTTCAGATTCACATTTACCGCTGCTGTATACATCGTGTTCCCAGTCAACGTAATAGTTGCCGTTCTGCATTCCCTTATGCTCGATCTTAATGCCGCTTTCGCTTTCAATTCTGCATCCTTTAGAGATTCCGCTTTTTCGGTTACATACATAACGCGGCTCCCGTTCGTTCCCGGTCTGCGAAATGTATATGAGAGTGTCTTTCCGTTTTTCCCGGTATAGCTGATCTTTACCGCATTGTATTCCTTCGATCGCTGATCGCTGATCTCGTATGCGTTTGGCCCTCCGAGAGACGTGCGCTTTATCGTTGTGATTGCTTTCTTTCTTTCGTACTTTGTCTGGTCATATACAACCATTTTTTTGTTGTAAATTTTCAGACAAAGATCATAGTCCTGACAAATTGAAAAAGCAAAACTCAGATCCGTCTTTCCGCTTTGTGAAATGCTATCTATTTTGTGATCGCTTGCATCAAATTGCAGCGGAATCCCTGCATTTTTCGCCAAAGCGGAAAGGATGGTTTTAATCGTTGTCTTTTTCCATGTTCTATGTCTTTGAGTTACGTTAAATCCCGTATTAATCGGAATTGATAACCCAGATATTTCTACCGTTTCCGGAAAGCCATGAAAGCTTAATGAATCCAGCATAAATTTTCCACAGTACACCTTCTGCGTGGCTTTGCCTACCGGCCAGTCCTGTGTCTGTATCCACGCTTGGATAAAATCCTTTGATGTCGGCATGTATCCACGCATCCACTTCTGCTTTCCATCATTTCTAAGTGTAAGAGTTAGCGTGTCAGCCGATCCACTTGCGTTATCCACCCACTCAAACGATTCCATGTCTGACGTTATTTTAAGTTGTTCGTCTTTCTCGTTGTATTTCAAGATAATCGTGCTTTTCATTCCACATCTCTCCACGGCGGCAATTCTTCTTCTGTGTCTGGATCTTCTGCGTCAAAATATGGACACCAGATTTTTACTCCATCCAAAAAAATTGTTGTCGTCAAAAAAATAGCATTTTCTTGAGCACCCATCAAAAGATTTACCCGTGACTCATCCCCATAGACTTTCCATGCGATCAGGTCCCACATGTCCCCTTCTTTGGTTGTCCAATAATATCCTCCCATCAGAATGTCACTCTCGCCTTCTTCTTTGCCGCTTTTTGCAACATATTCTGTACATCTCCATAAGTTGTCCTCATTGCGTCCTGTACATCCGCTTTCTTCGCATTTCCCTGGATAATCACTGTCGGATTAAATATCAACTGCTGCGCTGTCTGTTGGCTGTTACTTAATATAGTACGTGGCTGTCTGTCAAACATCCCCAGCATCGCCCCAGATGCATACCAAATGTCCTTTGCCCGCTTGGAACCATCCAACGGCTGTACCGCTTCCGGCTTTCCTTCCTCCACTAGTGATGTAATAGTGTATTTGTCGTAAAATCCACCTTTCGCATTTTGCGTAAAAGGTACGGTCTTTTTGGCTCCTGGCATTTTCCCATTGCTGATATTTATAATATCCTGTGCCAGTTTCGTGCTGGTATTGATCGGATGCGCATCATTCTTTTGCTGGATATAACTCTGTGCTTTCTGCATGGCATCCGTCACGGAATAATTAATATTCGTCAATTTTGTGTCAAGGCTTAGTCGAATATCTGTGTTAATATCATAACCTTTTGAAAACGTTGTTTTCGCTTCGTTCTCAATACCAAAATACGCCTTTGTGAATTCATCACCTGACTGCCTTACAAAGCTAGTAAAGTCGTCATCCGTAAGTAATTTGCTAAGAATCCCTTGCGATAAAGCGTCGTAATTTCCCGACAATCCTTGAATTGTATACATTCCCTCAAGTGCTTCTTTTATCGCATCCGGTACTTCCTTTCCAGCCTCTTCATAACGTCGCGCAGCGTCTTCCAGATCTTCGATTTGGTTCTTCATTTCCACTGCAATTTTTCCAAGGCCTTTTTTGTCTGCTTTTGTTATTTCCGTTGGAAACTATGGATATTCGTTACACTGCAGTCCATCTTTTGTCTCGCATCAAATATGGAAAGGTAAATATGTATCTCCACCGCAAATTTGACACAGAGAGCATATGGCAACCAGAGGATCATTTCGTTGAGTTGCCACTTCTTAAAACTGCACTGCCACATGATGATGTAACAGATCTGTTAATCAAATATGGCTATTACAACCCTGATTCCATAGATGACACGACGTATTTTCGTTAAGCATCGGTCCTGATGACATATCATAAGTTTTATTTCACTTCGGGGCTGTAAAAAAACTCCCCTGACAGAAAAATCGCCCAGACCGTGAGGTCTGAGCGATTTTTTGGTATAATTAATT